ATACTGGAACTGTTGGCGTTGCCCAGGCCGAGCCGTGAATCTACATCGTGACCAAACCAGAGGTTTGCTCCTGTGTTACCGTTCGAAAATAGCTGGCTGTTATCTGTCGTGCTGCCGAAGTAAAGACCAGCGATCAGCGTCCATGCCTGATCGTTCCGCCCAACCCGCCGCAGGAAGTCGGCGGCGGGCGCGTTGGTCTCGATTTCGAAGCAGTCACCGCCATCAAACGCCCAATATGTACTGGTACTTTTATCCCCGGCGGAGCCTGTGAAGGTAGGATCATCGGACGCGGCGGAGCCTGTAAGACCGAGATTAAAGTCCCGCGAACCACCCGATAGATCGGCCCACACCTGCCCGCTAGTGTAGTCCCCTACATCGAGATGTAACTGGATACCATCCGTGATAATACCGCCGCCGCCCGCAGAAGCCGCCATTAGTGCGCGAGTCGATAGCATGACTAAGCCATCGCAATTCCGGCTGCGAAGCCGTACCAAATTGTGCCGCCGTCAACGCTTACAAATGTCAAAATATCCACACCCGCCGCCGTGAGGGTTGGCGCGTTGCCGCCCGCCCAATCGACCGAGGCGGGCCAGTTTATCGTCTGCGATCCACCATTGGTTAATTTAAGCGTAAAGCTGCCAGCCGTGCCGGTAGCGGGAGGATTGCTGAAAGTAAAGGTGGTGGTTGAGGTATCGACCGTGCCGGTCGCGACGTTGCCCAAGGTCAGGTCAATATCCTGGGTGCCGCCACCAATCGAGCCGATGGGGTTGGCCGTCTCGCCGTAGTCCTTGATAACTGGGCGAGTGACGAGCTGATCCGCGAAGGTAGTCTCGCCGGTCATAGTGCCGCCGGCCAGATAAAGAATGCCTGTCAAGGCGGTGCCAGCACCAGACGGCGCAAGAACGTCTGTGCCAATTACAAGGCCAAGGTTTGTTCGGGCCGTGGCGGCATCGGCAACATCTGACAGGTTGTTGGCCGCAAGCAAATCGCCGCCGCCGTCTGTTTCCTCGACGATCCCTGTGGCAAATGAAATGCCAGTGCCGGCCATGACTTACCCCGCCTGCGTGATAGTGAAGGTGAAGGCCCCGGACCCCGAGCTGCTGTTCATAACCGCGCGGACGTACCCCGGTGGGAAGGCGTAGTTCGACTCGGCCGACGCCGTCGCCGCCGCCAGGGTCGGGTGATTGTAGGTGACGGTCGGAGCCGCCGCCTCTGCGTCGTCGAAGGTGTTCTGCACCGTGACGCTCACAGTGGCCGTGATCGCTACGCCGACCGAGACGTTCGCAATCGCGGCGAAGTCGTCCGTCCGCAGCCAGTTCGTCGATCCCGTAGAGCCGGTCCCGACCTCGACGGCCGTAGTGACAGCGCCGTCGGCCGTGACCGCCGTGACCGAGTGAAACTCCGTCGACCCTGCGACCGTGTTGTTGTTCGGTCCGGTGATGTCTTCGGTGATGGTCGCGCCGCGCAGATTGGTGCCCGTCACCGTGAACGTCAGCCCGGAGAGATTCCCCGTGCTGTAAAGGCTCACGACGCGCGCAATGCCCGGCAGGATGACCCGGCGGACTTCGTGCATCGTCGCAGGCCGATCAAGCAGCGCGCCATTGATAATGACCGCGCCTGCGCCAGCCGTCGTCTGCGACGCGCATATCCCGTCTCGATCAACCGCCGGGAACGTGAATACAGTTGGCCTCATGGTCCTGTCCTTTCTCTATGCCGCCGTCCGGACGGGATCGGGCCAGTGGTGCGGCACCCGGAATTCGTCGCCCCACCACATGAGGTCGCGGTAGCCCATCCGCATGAGCCAAGGTCGGAAAACACGCTCACGTTCATCCAGCGCATCGAAGGTTCCGGGCATCGCCTGACGCAAGCCGTCGAGGTCGCCAGCGTCGTACATGGCGCGTAGTCCGCTGCCCTCCGAGACGCTGCTGCGGTGACGGCCAGCCAACCAGTGCGCGGCCCATGTGCGGCAATGCGCGTCGGCAGTGGCCGCCATGCCGGCTGTCGCAGCCAGGAACATCAGGTCGAGCAGGGCGCCCTCAGCCGTCCGTGGGCGATCCAGGGGCAGGTAGTGGGCCAGGTGCGCGTCGAAGCGATCGACCGCGTGATCCCACCATTGCCATTGCACATCGTATCCCCGCGCCGCGTGACTGATCGCCACGGCCAGGGGATCGCGCATCGGGATGATGGGGCGCACCAGACGGCAGATCGGATCCAGAACCTCCAGCGCGAGAGGATCGAAATGCCCCCAGAGCAGAGTGACTCCGTCGGGGATTGCCGCGCCGCCGTGCCGGATGACACGGTCCAGGTCCACCACATTGTCGACGCCCGGCATTTCGGCCAGGAACGCCTTCAGGAAGCGGGTGCCGGTATGGGGAAGGCTGAGCAGCGAGACGACGCGGCTTTGACGCCCTGCGGCCGGAGCGAATACTGCCTCTGGACGCGCCATGCGTGTCTCCTACTCGCGAGAGCGGGTCGCGCCGCCCACGTCAGGGAAACGGCGCGACCCGGTTCTTAGGTCGGGTTGACGGCCACGCCGGAGGTGGCTGCCGTAACGGTGCCGCCATCGACGTAAATCTGCGCCCGGCTGGTGGCATCGGTGCCCCACTCCGCGATGCCGACCATCGTGGAATTCTTCATGAGAAGAAGGCCGCCCTGGCTCGCAGCAAGCGTCGAAAGCGCGCTCATCGCGGTCGAGGTCGACTTCACGTTGTTGATGAAGTTGCAGTTCTCGAATTTGTGCCAGCGATCCGCAGCGGAGGCGGCAGCGGTAATGATGCCGAGCGTCGTCGCGGACGAGGTCTGGAACACGAAGTCGCAGTCCGTGAAGACGTTGCGGGGGGTGCCGCCGGCCAGTTCCAGCGTCGCATTCGCAACCGTGCGGGTGACCGTATCGACGCCGAAGGTGCAGCCGGAGAAGGTATTCTCGCCTCCGCCCGTGATGAGCAGCGAACGGCTGGTCGTGGACTGCGCCGAAGCAGCGTCAGCCGCGCCCCCGAAATGGACGTTGCTGTAGAAGTTCCGGCCGCCCGAATCGGTCCAGCAAATCTGGTTGTTGCCGCCGGTCGAGAAGCCGTTGAACAGCGAGAAGTTCTGGAAATAGCAACCGGAACCGGACACCGTGACGAAATTGCCGGAGCCGAAGGTCGCCTGCGTATAGGTGCCGGAAGGCGGCGCGATGCGCGCGCGCTGCGCCACGCCGGTCGGCGCGGTGACGCCAATCAGATGCGTGGCGTTCTTGTTCCAAACCAGGGTGCCCGCCGTCACCGTCGAGTCGATTCCCTGCGCCAGCGCCGTGCTGAGGCGCGCAGAGCCGCTCGAAGCGCCGTTGCCAATCAGCACGACAACGTCGTTGTTGCCGGACACGCACTTCGAGAACGCGCGGTACAGCGTCGCGAACGGGAATTCGGGGGTCGTCCCCATGTGCCCGTCCGAGCCATTGGCCGGATCCACGAAGTAGTAGCTCCCGGAGAACGGGATCGGAATGCCGGGCAGCACGGGAAGGCCGAAGCTGGTGACGCCGTTGGGGAAATTCGTGAGGGGCATATTCAGTCTCCCAGTGAGGGGTGGCGGTTAGGACGCGACGGTCTAGGTCGCGCCCTGCGAGCCAAATGCCCCGCGGAAGTTCGACACACCGAACGAATACCGCTCGACGGCTTTCGCCTTGAGGTTGTCGGTATCGAAGTCCGTGTAAACATCCGTTTCCAGGCGCTCTCGCTCGTAGTGCTTGAAGCCGTTGGGCGCGTCGGTGCAGAGGAACCAGGAGTTCGTGTCCGTGAGGAACATGTTGACGCGGTGGCCCTGGGGGACAGCCGAGGTCGAATAGATGGCGGAAATGTCGTTGTTGGCCGAGTCGGTGCGGTACTGCGACTTGAGCAGGCGTTCCGCGGTCCACTGGAGTTCGGCCGGCACGATGAGCTTCGTCGGCTTCGTCATGATCCGGAGGTTGGCCGCGTCGCGGAACCGCTGGATGGAGACGATGGCGTCCTGGAGGCTGGTTTCGTTCAGGTCGGACTGGACGCTGAAGGTGTTGGCCACCGTCCCGCCGTCGATCGGGTGGGTTGTTGAGAAGACGGGCTTGCCGTCGCCGATGGGATAGTTGGTGTCGAAGCCGTTGTTGAGGACGGCGGCGCCCAAGGTTTCCTTGGTCTGCGTCATCGAGTTACGCAGGGCCTTGGCCTGGAGGGGGAACCTCGTCTGGTAGAGGTTATCCTTGATGGCCTGGCGCGTGATGATGAAGCCGATGGCGGCGTAGCGATGGACGTAGTTGGTGACGTATCGCTGGCCCATCGTGTCGTAGGCGACTGAGGCGCCTTCGGCCTTGATCGACGCGAGGCCGAGCAGTTTGACCTCGACCTCGATTTCGACGGCCTTGTCCGAAGTGAACCGCTCGAAGATTTCGGACCACTGCGCCGGGTATTGGGGATAGTCGCCGAAGACGGCGGCCAGACCCGGGCGGAGAAGGTCGCGAATTGCAGAGGTATTGATGGCCATGTTCGTTTCTCCCGTTCCGCGCGATCAGCGTTAGACGCCGACCGAGCCGGTTCCGCCGCGGAACTGATGGTTGTTCCAGGCGACAAGCCAATTGGCGAAGTCACCGACCACGTTGCCAACCGTCGGCGACAGGTCGAGAATCTTCAGGTTCAGGGTTGCCGTGGTGGCCTCGGTCCCGTTGTTGATCGAGGACGTGGACATACCCGTCGCGGTGGTGCCTGGGCCAACATCGAAGTTGATGTTGAGGCCGCGGTCGGCGAGGGCCAGAGCCGTGCCGGCAAGGTCAGAACCGTTGGTCTCCTGCATGTCAAACACGAGATTCGGGTCATCGGCGATCTTGGCGAGAACCGTGGTGCCGGTCAGAACCGCGGTGCTGGCGGGCCAGTACGGGGAGAATTTGTAGGTTCCGTCCGTCTGGGTGTATTCGCAGCCGAGGAATACGCCGCGGCACGCCGCTCCAGCGACGCCGATCCCGATGGTGCCATCGGATAGCGTCGTAACCGGATCGAACATGAAAATGTTGGTCGCGTAGGCGCTCGCGATATTGTATTTCTGGAAGGCGCCGTTCCACGGCGAGCCATCGAGATACCGAACCGGGCGCAGTCCCTGGGGTGCATTCGAGCCGTTGCTCATGGCGTTCTCCCGTCTTGTCAAGCGGCCAGGCCGCCGAGGTCAGATCATATTCGATTTGAGTGCAGAGCCGGGCGTGACGGCCATCGGGGCGCCGGTACGTGACGGCGATCGAGTTACAACGCGGCTGGCGCGAGGGGCCGATACGTGACGGCCATCGGATCGAATGAGGTTTAGGCTAGTCATGCCCCGGATGGGGTGTCAAGAAAAAAGGCGGGGTGCCGGAGGACAACAGCACCCCGCCCCAACTGACGGCGCGATGGGGGCGCGCTCGCGTCAGTCGTCCTTGAAGTCCGCCTGCTTCCGCTGCGCGACGACGCGCTCGATCCCGACGCTGGAACCGTAATCCTGGCGGACCATGCCCTGTTCGTCGGGCGCGGCCCATGCGATGTCGCGGATGATGTCGGCGTTCTCGGCGGCAATCTCGGCGCGGTCCGCCATGATGTCGCGCATGGGGCGCTCGCATAGGAGCAACCCGCCGCGACGAACGACGGTCGGGACCGAATCTTCGTAGCCCGGCATCGGCGGCGGGACCATGTCCGGGTGCCGTTCGGCCGGGACCGGCTTCCAGCCGCCGACCATCTTCATCGTCACGTTGTCAGGGTCAGTCTCCTGGAGGGTCGCCTCTCGGACCCAGGCGTAGCCATAGCCCTTCGGAATCAGGGCGGGGTCGACGTATAGCCGACTCTGATAGCGGCTCCGGGGCATCCTGTGCGCCTCGGCTTCCCGTGTCTTCCGTCCGCGACCTTCCGCGGCTCTGCTTGTGCGAGCCATTGCAGCCCCCTTTCGGTTCAAGATTTAGGTGGTTTGCCGGACTTTTTGGATGGCGTACTGCCGCTCGGCTTCAGCGTGCGTGAGCCTTCGGCCGGTTTCGTGCATGACGGCGCCGGAGTCCGCGAGCTGGTGGGCCATACCACGCTCTTCGCGCGTGAGCGTCACCTTCGTCTTCGCTCCCCCTCCAGCGGCGGGGGATGCCGATCGGCCGCCGGGTGCGACGCCGCCGTTCGGCTTACTCATTGGAGGCACGCGCGCCGCGCGCACGGGCGGGTCGTCGTCGCCGTCATCATCTTCCATTTCGTCGGGGAATTCCGCACGGACGCGCTCCAGGACGGCGTCGAAGTATTCGGGCGAACCAATCTCTTCGCCCCTGCCCGCGCGCCGGTAGCGCCCCTCGACGATGGTGGCTTCCGCGACGGCAAAGGTGTGCATGTCGGGGTTGAATTCCGAGGACTGCGGATTGAACCAAGAGTTCTCGGCGACGAACGCCTGCACCGGCTGGCTCAGTTGCGCCTGCTGTCTGCCGGGGTCTGGCTGCTTGCCTTGTTCCGGCTGCGCGGCGCCGTTGGTCTTCGCCTTCTCGGCGGCGTAGCCGCGCTGCTGCTTATAGGTGTTCAGCCGCGATCGGTCGGACTGGAGCCCGGACAGGCGCACTTCGATTTCCGCCTGCACCTTCGCGTCGCCCTGCGCGATGGCGTCCTCAAGATCACGCTGCGCCGCCGCGATACTCAGGTTTGTTCGTTCCTCGTAGTGCGTCACAGCGGACTCGTCCGCCAACCGCGCACGCTCTTTCTCCTGGCCGTTCTCCTGGCGCAGTTCGTCGTTCTCGCGTTGCAGTCGTTGGGCGTATGTATCGACTTCCTGCCCGCGCTTCGTCAGCGTCTCGATGCGCCGGTCCGCGCGGGACTTCTTCGGCGTCGCGGCCGGGGCGGCTTCGGCGGGCGCAGCCGCACCTTCTGCCTCAACTTCACCTTCGACTTCGACTTCGACCGGCTCCAGTTCCGGGTCGCCCCCGGAGAGGTCTTCGGTGGGAATCGGTTCTCGTGCCATGGCGCTCATGTCCGGTCAGAGAGATGGGGGGCGAACACTTCTGCGGGATCCTGGATCACGCCCAAAATCTTGTCGTCCGGCAGCATGGCCATGACGACGCCGTTGAAGCTGATCTGGAAGGATTCGTACCGGGGGATGATGACCCAGTCGCCGACCTTGCACCACGGGCCCTCCGGGTATCTATCCTCACCCGTTAGCGTGTGGCCCTTGTACGCCTGCGGGCCGATCGCGCAGACCAGGCCCGCGACGGACTGATACTTGTCCGTGTCTTGCATGGTCTGTGGGAGATAGAGTGTCCTGGTTTTGCCGTCGTCGCCCTTGATCGTCTTGAGTTCCTCGGGGCGGATGTAGATTTTCAGCGCGACCATGAACCCGGCCGGCCGCAGCGTGAAGGACTTGCCCGTCACCGCCACGAACTGCTGTTCGATCAGCGCGGCGGCTTCGGCCTCTTCGTGCGTCTCAATATATGACATCGAAGATGTGGTGCCGTTGGTGGGAGTGCTTGGCTGTGTCTCGTTCATAGTGTGTCCTCTATTTTGCGTCAGACTTTCGCGAGTCGGCTTCCGGGTCGATCATCTTTCGGTATTCGACTCGGAGCAGATCAAGAATCTTTTCCATGCCGCGCCGTTCGGCATTCTTTTCCATCGTCACCATGCCAACTTCCTCGGCGTTCGATGGGCCGACAGAGCCGTTCTCCTGGAAGGTCGGAGGTCGATAGCGGAAATTCGAGACCGCCCGAAGGTTAGCCTCGATTTCCTCGGTCGAAGTCGCCTCGACGCGGCGGATGAGTTCCTGGATGCTCACTGGCGGGCGACCCTCACATCGACTGCGACAGCTTCGAGCGCGGCACGTTCGGGAAGCCCTTGCGCTCCTTCGCCGCGCCGCCCGCAGCCATCTTCACGGCGCCGCCCTTGGCGTAGCCGACGGGGGCAGGGTTCACCTTGTCCATGCGCGCGGTGTTGCGCTCCTGGCGGACGGCGTTCGCGTTCCTTGGCGCAGTCGGGGCGCCGATCTTGCCCGCGGCCAAGTCCATGACGCCCTTTTCGATCATGCCGACAGCCTTGGCACGCATCGCGTCCTTGCCGCCATATCCTGCTTTCATCATAGGCTCCCTGGTTGAATGATTCGGCGCATGTACGGCGGGATAGGCATCTGATTGTCCGCGAC